TGCTTCACCCGGAGACATGCTGTACACGTCTTTGTTCAATACCAAACCACCGGCACAGCTTGCGTTGAATGGTGATATGGTTGAAGTATCAGGCATTTATATGTATCCTTGTATCTCTCATGTATGCTTTACTATTTATATATTCGCTTCTTAATATTTGTAATTGTGATTTATATTCTCCCAAAGCCATCTGTGCAGCTTGTGGATCAGAACGTAGTACGTAAGTATGGTACTTTGCTCTTGTAATTATTACATCTTTAAACCTATCGTTTAAATCCATGGTATCTCCATGTGCAGATAAGTCAGTGTGTACTTTCCAATATTCGTATTCTATAGTGTATGTGTCTTTGTCAGGTACAGGGTGTAGACCAAACTTTTTATCCTGTGTGGTATACACTAGCTCTGGTCTACCAAAATGTTCTTTTGAGTTTAGTAGGTCTGTTTCTAAAAATCTGTCAGCCCAGTTATCGTAAGTAATATACTTCAGTCTTTTTACAGGTAAGTCTTCAGATATTCTAATGTAGTCTACATCTAAGTTTGTAGTAGTAACAGTGTTATTTACAGTGACCACTGTAGATTGTCCAGTTGCTGTAAACGTAGTGTCCAACACAGCACCCTCCCCAAAATCTGTAACAGTCAATGTAGTGTTTAAATTTGTAGTATCTTCAGCTGCTGTACCCACTTGTACCTTCAATGCTGCACCAACACTGTTCGAATCTAACACTCTAACTTGTATTCTGTAATCTCTATTCTTCACAGTAGATAGTGTTTGGTGAGCTGCAAAGTCATTCAGTCTTAATCTACCGTTACCTGCAGAGCTGTAAGTCGCACTACCAGCACCGGCTATGGTTGACCAATTGCTGATGTCAGAAGTAAACTCACCGTTTGTGGTCAGTTCTCTTGGCACTAAACGAAAGGTGTCATAGTCAATCTTTCTATATTCAGCATCACCTGTCTGTGGAGAGTTAGCAGTCGGTAGAGAATACACTCTCTGTCCTACTTGCGTATCCTGTTTTGTAGATATGTACAAGTCAGGCACTTCTTGCAGAGTGCTGTACACTTCATGCATAGCTTTTAACACGAACTTCTTCACGGCTGTCTGTACACCTCTGCTGTTTGCAAACGTGGCAGATGTCAACTCTGATTCATTGAGTTCGTTAAGTACGTTATTTACTAATGTTAGATAAGTAGTTGCCATTTAACAATTCCATTTACGTAATGATTTATTAATTCTTGAATTAGGATTACGAGCTGTCTTCTTACTTGTTAGTTTCTTCTTCATGCCTTTCATTCTTGCACAGAAACTCTTTCTACGTTTGGCAGCCTTAGAGCCTTTTTTCAACTTAGATGGTTTAGTAGTTACAGCCATGCTCAACTTAGAACCGGGGTTTGCTTTCCTGTAAGACTTGATACCTTTTCTGTTCAAGCCTCCTTTAGGATTCTTACCTTCTTTTCTTTGCCAAGCTGGTGTCTTTGCCATTACTTAAACCTATTCTTTAGCCATAGATAAAGAGTGTAACAAACAAATAAATATAAAGTGGCAACTCCTACATCTACAAGGTGTTCACGCATGTGGTATATAAATTCTATACCTGCTTGTAAATCTCCTTGAGTTGTACCTGTGGTTTGCATAATCTCTACGCCACCAAAGTTTTCACCATCTACATTTATTGTTTTGCTATCCATCTATCTTCTGCCACCTTTTGACATGTACTTAGTCTTCTTTCCACCCTTAGCCATTTTAGACATATACTTAGATGTTTTTCCGCCCTTGGCCATGTATTTTGATGTCTTGCCGCCACCCATCATCTTCTTCTTAGCCATTCCGCCTTTCATCATCTTAGCTTTGTTCTTTGATGTTTTACCTCCGTACATCATTTTCTTCTTGGCCATGTTCTTGGATGTTTTACCACCACCCATCATTTTTTTCTTCATTACTTTACCTCCTGTTTTTTTGGTTTGTTCTGGTTTTGTGTCTTTAGCTCTTTGTTTCATCTCTTCCATAGGATATCTAAAAGATGTTCTCCCTGATAAAATAGAACTTATTCTACTTATCATTTGTGCGGGTGATAGTTTTTTTTCTTTTGCCACTGGTCTTCCTTTCTGATTGGTTATATAAGTTATTAAAAGTTACGTCAGGATCAGTGTACGTATCGTGTATCTCTGCAGAGTGCACATACTGGCTAGGTGCAAAGTCTGGTGGCCCTTCGCCTGCTACCCACAGAGCAGGATTAGTAACACGAACCCTGTTGTTTGGTAATGCAACTATGTTGCCTGTCCATTTGTCAGCGTCTATCAACTGGAGTACATGACTCTGTTTGTGCTGTGCAGGATCGTCTGATATGTGGCTGTCTGTATAATCAACCGTAAACAAATACCGACCCTTGTAAAAATCCCCTCCTATTTTACACATCCATGGACTTGAACTTACTCTGTCCATCACTACTACTGAGTGACCTCTTGAGGAACAGTCCCAAGGCTGTGCGAGGTGTGTATCCATTCGTTCTGGCATTCCTTCTAACACCTCATCCGCAATCAGACTGGTGATTGGCATTCTAGCCCACATCGCACCACCGACTACGTTGTCTTCTTCTTCGATACCAGTGAACACCACCTGAAAACTTAGACATCTGTCTGGCACTGTGTTGACTGCTATTGCTAACCCATGTAAATACTCACCGTGGTATTTCATATGGTTATGCGTAAACTCCTTACGTACCCAACACTTAAAGTGCGGGATATTTGAAATTAGGTAGCTCAAGTTGTTTCTCCTGTTCTACCTTCCCCTGATCGTTGTTATCTAATTTTTGCAATATTAAATTTATTGCTGTCTCCATAGTTTCCATTCTTTTGTTCAAAGAATCCATTTCTTTATTATTTACAGATTTTGGTTTGTAAATTTTTTGAGTGGCTCTCAAATCATACGTTGCCATTTATTTTCCTTTGTTTAAGTTGAGGGAGAAGAATAACCCCTCCCTCAAAGTTATTTAGTATTAACTTACAGTGTCGTGTTGTGAGTCAGTATTTAAATCGTCTTCTTCAATACCTGATACGTCACACATAACAGCCCATACTCTAATCTTACCAGCAGATGAATCTGCACCACCAATAAGTATGTCTAAAGTGTCTGCAGATGCTGCTACGTGTCTAGCAGTCGCAGTCAATGTGCCATAACCTGTAGCATTAGTGTCACCGTCAACATAAATGTCAACGTCTCCACCTGTAATACCTAAGTCCATAGTAGCAGAACTAGAAAGTGCAGTTATCACTTCTATTCCAGCTTCCATGATCAAAGTTTCTGCAGGTATGTCTATCACTTGTAAGACATCTCCATTGTCTGGGCCAGTATCGGCTCTGACTTGAGATAGATCAATAGTGTTTTCAACTAAATATGGAACCCTCCCGTTGGAAGGATGTCCAGTAGTGCCTCCGGCACCTGTCAAATTAAGTGTACCCATTTGTCATTTCCTTTCCAAGTTAAAATTAAGAGTCTAAGTCCATGAGCCCTTTGAACACGCCTTTGAAGCCTGTGTCAGATTCAGCTCTTAGAACTTTTCTTCCATAAACATGTAGTCCTCTCACAATGTCAGAGAAACTATCTGGGTCTCTTATCACTTCGGTCTTTGCGATATGAGATGCAGTAGCAACGCCAGACATATGTCCGTATAGGATTAATGTTTGTCCAGATGTAGCAGATGATCCAAAAACTTGGGTGGCTGCACTACCAGTAGTACCAACACCTATTGCATTACTTACATATAAATCAAAGTTATGCAATTTACCATCGGTAACTCTACCGTTTAGAAGAGGAGATGCTCCTCCACCAGTTACAGACATATCCATAATTTTAGAACCAGACTGTCTTAACACTTCATAAAACTGAGGTGGTGCAACGAGCCATCTGTTCTCTTCTGGTACATCATTTTTATCTAATTCAGTAGCAGCTTGAGATACTAGATTAGCAACTTCATCACCAGTGTTAGCTGATGTGCTTTGAGTTCCTAATGTACCTGTAGATGCTACAGCGTTATCATAGATATATTTCAACACATTATAGTCATAATTCTTCTTTAATGCATAAGCACCTGAAGAGGTTGCTAGTGCTTCAAAGTTGATATGTGACTGTCTTTCTTCAATATCATCTACTTTAAATGCAAAGTAACTACCTTGATCGATAGTCAATTGAATTTGATTATCGTCTAGATTCTCTGTATTTACAGTTTGGCCTCTAGCATAGTCTTTGACTGTGATAGTTGGCTCTTTGATGATATTTACCGTATCGCCATAATTCTCGATTTCCCCAGTGTAGTCAGTATTAGTAATAGCCTCTACGACTGATGCCCTACGGAAATACTTGAGAACTTTTTGACTGTATATCGCTGGTGCCCAGTTACCAACCGGTAAGTTTTGGTATCCGGCAGCGGATGACATAGTAGCCATATTCTTCTCCTTTATATTTGGTTAGTTAATCGTTTAAAACTTGACCAGTTCTAACGGCCTGATCAATCTCCGCTTCATACTTCTCAAACTCCCATGGCTTGAGTTTCTGAATGTCAGACATCTTCCAAACCTTCCCAGTCTTACCAGTAGTGTTTATCTGCCTTGCAGCAGTCTTCGTCACGGCTCTGGCAGCCTGTTTAGATTTATCAGAAGTCGGTTTCCTATTCATACCTATGTCCGCTTTATACAAATCAACAGTCCTACTTGCCCAAACAGGATCGGTATTGTTCTTTGTTATACCTTCAGAAATGCTTTTGGGCTGTTGCTCTAACCACTCTAAAAATTCAGATGATTTCTTGATCTCATCGAAATCTGGGTGATTGTTCAAAAGCTGTTTGTAAGCAGATTGCACTTTGATCTTTTTCTCTTTCTCAGTGAGTCTACCTATTTCAGCTTGAAGGTCTTCAACTTGCTTCGATGCCATATTGTGAGATATGGTCTCTACAACTTGGTATACATCTGGATATTGATCTCTAAACTTATCAAGTTCTTCAGGTGTCTTTGGTGGAGCATATTTATTTCTAGGTTCTTCTATGGCATTTTTCTGTGCTTCTAGAGTCTCCTTTTCTTGCTTCCATTCGGACAGCTTCTGATCGTAATACTTTTTAAGATCATCGTATCTTTTCTTATACTTACCTTCGTCTTCCTGAACTATCTCCTCTTTCTTTTCAGGTTGGGTGGAATCTATAAAACCTTCTACTTCTGGAGTGGCTTCCATCACGGCCTTGATGTCAGTGTCCTCAGTTTCTGTTTCTTCTTCCTCAGCAGTAACTACTCTATCCTTTCCCTTGTACATATCTCCACGAGGGTCTGCTTTAAGTGCTTCTGCTTTATTGCGTACATTGGTCTTTCCTTTTGCCATTTTACTATTCCTTTCTCAGTGCCTCCTACGAGGGTGGCTGGTTACGGGTTTAAAAATCCAGTGCCGAGGCAAATCGGGTGGCTGGAACTTTTAGTCATCATCAACTAAAACTTTGTTTAGCTTCCTTGAAAGCAGTCTTCTTAGGAGCCTGCTCAAAAGGTGCTTTAATCTGTGGTTGAGGCTGTTGTTGCTGTCCAGCTTCGTATTCAGCTATCAGCTTTTCTGTTAGTTCTTCACCTCTTTTATTCATTTTTTCTAATCTCTTATATCCTATTTCTTGTGCGATAACATCTGGTATGATTACCTCACCGTTTGATATTAATATGTCTTCTGCACTTTCTGGTGCTTCAGATGTATCTAATTTCATTCCTTTTTCTTTTAAGTTATCTATAGCATCTTGTATGACTTCTTTTATATACATCTTACCGTTTGAAATAACAGCACCTTTACTCAACACAAAACCATCGGCTTTTACAGGTATGTCATCAGCAACGCCAGAACGATCTTTTCCTTCTACATTTATTTCTCCTACAGCTCCTACTGGCACAGGTTCTTTATCTGTTGGTTGTGGTTTTTCTTCTTCAATATCCCCACCTTCTTGCATCATTGGTGGTTCTTTAACCGGTGATTCCTGTGGTTGTTCAATAGGTTTTTCTTCTGGTTGCTGTACAGGTTGTTCCATTTCTGGTGCTTCAACAGGAAGTGCTTGTGGTAATTCACTAGGACTTCTATCAAAAGATGATTTTGGTTTTAAATTTAAAGACACCTCTTGTCCTTCTGTGGAATTAGTAATTCTATCTTCATCACTCATACCCCTATACTCATCTATAGTTATACCTCCACCACCTTTAGGTTCCATAGTGGGTTCTGGTGGATAGTCACCAGTTTCTGCTTTAAAGTTAAGCACAAAAAATCTTTCTACGTAAGGAACTAAACCTGCTATTTCTTTTTGTTCTTCTGGCGTTAAGTTTTTTTTCATATTAATGGCTGCATTTTGTGGTTCTACTGCAGGATCATTTTCTGATAGAAACGCAAAATCCATTTCGTTAATATTTACAGGTCTATCTTCGCCCATTTCCATCTGTTGATTATCTAAGACCATTTACCAGTTTCCATCATTTTTGCTAATATGTTTGCTCTTGTTTTTACTTGACCTGCCCATTTGCTGTCTAGCATTTGTTTGCTAGCTTCTTTATAATTACCAGTCATCACAGCTTTAAAAAACTTAGGCCATGCCTGTTCATTAAATCTAGAACAGCCCATGTTAAACACCATGTCTATGATTACAGTTTTTCTAGGTTCGTTTAAGTTTTCCATGAAACCCCAGTGGTTTACTTCTCTTAACACTCTGTCTACATCATTAGATAATAAAATCTTTGCCTCTTCTTCTGTAATACCAAGACCATCTCCAGCTACGTTTCTACCTACACCAATAGTAGGATGTCCAACCAGAGTGTCTCCAGCTCTTATTTCTTTACCGTTTGCATCATCGTACACTTTTAACTTCATACCCTCATGCAAGATAAGTTTTTCTATTAGTTTATTTCTTGTATCTTTAGTAATCATTTTTTAAACTGTCCTATTGATTTTAAACCGAAACTAGCACCGATACTTGCGAGTATTCCCCAGCTTAACCAATCCGGGCAGTCTTCTCGTAAGAACCTAAACCCATCAGATAAATACGGCTGTGCAGCAGGAATGAAGCACGCTACTATGATGGAGATGAAACAAATTGTCCAGAGCTCGTCTTTCCAGCTATCTGCAGAAGCATCCATTGCTTTCTCTTCCCAGTTTGCATCACTCTGTACTCTCTTTACCTGTGCCTCTATCTTTGCTACTTCTAGCTTTTGTTTTATTTCTGCTTTCTTTTGTCTACCCTTCAACCATGTTCCTGCTATGTTTGCTATTGGGCCTAAAAATTGTAACATGTTTGCTCCTATTAACCGTAAAATCTTTTATTAAAATCACTTACTGCTTCTTGAAAAGCCTCTTGACTTTTGTATCCTACTTTCATAGGCAGTCCATTAGGGCCTATTCGTACACCTTTATATATATCACCTTCTACTATTCTTTCACCATTTGGCCCTTCATATTCCATGGCGTGTCTTAACCATTCACTTGGACTTACAGAACCATCGCCTGCAGAGTCTATTCTTTCTAATACACTCCTGCCACCATCACCCCCTCTAGGTATATATTTACTTACCCCATTTCCTCCAAAAGCCGCTTGTGACCAAACACTTTCATTTACTTTTAAACCAAATTCATCTGCAAATGCATACATATAATCTACATTTTTATTTGCCTGTGCCTGTAGAGCACCTGCATTATATCCATTATAACTGTGAGCATTTACAGCTTTTATTCTTCTATTTTGACCTTCCTGTACATTTCCATATTGTTTACCAGCATCATCAACTAATCTAAACTCCACACCACCCATTGGAGGTTTACTTTTACCACCTCCTCCAATTATTCCTGAAGCTGCTAAAAAACTAGCACCTGCTATTGCCCATCCTACCGGCCCTGCCATTAGACTAGCAAATTGTGTACCTGCCATAATGCCTGCTGTTTGTAATCCTGCAAGAGTTGTTAAAGTTCCTCCAACAAATTGTAATCCTTCTTGTGGGCTGTCTATACCCCCTTTTAATGCATCGTAGGCAGAGTATGCACCAGTAACAGCTGAGGCTGCTCCACCTATTTGACCTGTCAATGTAGGGGAACCGGTGGTTTGATAATAGCTAGAACTGCCTCTAGCTTCTGCTAATTTCATAGCCTGAGTTCCTGTTGCTGGTTGATATCCGGGAAGAAAACTTGTTCCTATTGGTTTGTCCTGTACGTTAAAAAGTTTTAACCCACCAGATATAAGGTCTTGACCTTCTTCACTACCTGCAAATGAAGCTACATTCTCTATTGTTGTTGTTGAATCAGGTTGTATTACAAAATCACCAGTATCAAAAAAATTATAATCAACGTCTGAGGCAGCCATAGATGCATCTTGAGTTTCTACAATTGGTGATCTACGATCTATACTAGCTACTGGTTCATAAGTTCTGTCAACATCAGGGATGTCAATTTTTCTAGCCGCTGTCACTGGTGTTGCTTTTATATCACCAACTCTAGTTCCTGATATTGCTTTTTGTAAAGCTCTAGTAGCATCTTCTACTTCTTCATCTTCTTCTTTTGCAATAGCACCGACACCTATACCTTTTTTTTCTGCAAGATTTATTTTTATAGGTGCTTGTTTAAAACCCTCTTTACTAAGTTTTACGTCAGCAGGCATGCCTTGTGCTAACCCATATTGTTGGTCAAAATCTAAATTTAATAATTCTGATACGTTTACAGCCATTTATTTTTTATTATCTTCCTTTTTCATATTATCAAAGTTATTCTTCAAGCTGAGGAGCATTGCCAGCAAACTGGCTCTCCCCTGCAGTCGGTACACCTCCAGTTCCGATTGTGCCGTTACCAGCCCCTGTAAGGTCTGAAGGTTGAGGCCCTGCAGTAGCTGCTGTAGTGGTTCCCATACCTGTGGGTTGTTCACCACCGGGGCTAGGCGTTTGAGGACTTCCTGATTGTTGTTCTCCTTGGACATTTTGCATTACTCCTTGTAACATGGTTGAATATATTTGAGCTTGGTTCATATCATTTACTAAACTGTCGGGGTCTATATCCTGTGAGATAGCTAATTCTTTTAACAAGTTTGGTATCTTAATAAAAGGTGCTAACATAGGATTAGCCACTGTTTGCAATAAAGCTGTGAGTCTTTGAGAACGCACTTCTTTCTGCATTACAGATGCCACGCCTCTAGGTTTAATTTCTAAGTCTCCAACTATATCTGGATTCTCTTCGTTAAACTGCATATTCCATTGAAAGAAAGCCTCTCCCAAAGGTTTTATCATATGGTCATCTATATTCTTAATTACAGTCTTGATTGATAATCCAGCTGATCCTAACAACATTGATAGGCCAGCTGCTGTTCTGCCCGTACCACTAACGCCTGTCTGTCCGTGCATAATACTGGGTATACCAGTCTCTTCATCAGCCAACTGTCTAGCTTTATCATACATTTGTATGTTTTCACCAGCGGTATTAGGGAACTTAATACCATTCACTGCGGTTCCTGTAACGCCAGACTGTCTTCTGAATATCTTACCCGGAAATATATCGTAGTTTTGTCCGGGAACTAATGATGTCTCATCAACATCAAATATTAAATTACCTGCAAGTGTTAAGTTATCAATAGCCATTCGTACATGACCATTCATTAACATCTGTGCATCTTCCATATTTTCAGGTACTCCAATACCCCATATTTGATAAGGGCTTATTTCATATGGAAATACTTGAAATGGTATTCTATGTGGTGTGAAAGGATTTGCTACAGCTCTTATAATTTGATTACCACAAACCCACACATTTACTTGTATTTGATCTAATTCGTCTATGCCTTCTACATCTGCACCTATTTCATTCATAAATGATGAGTCCACAGTGCCCCAATACTCTAACACTTCAAATCTTTCTTGTGCACTTCTTGATAGGTATTCATCATCTCTTATTATACTTTCAAAATATTTATCTACATAGTTACCACCACCTGTTAATATCTCTCGGATGGCATCAGCATTAAACATAGGCATGTTCATAAGATTTTTAAGCTGTGATCTGTTCATTTTATGTCTTTGTATTACAAAATCACAGTCTTCCATGTTTGTAGCTATAGGATCAGGGTATAAATCCCAACAAGACACAGATTCTATTTTAGGTATATCTCTAGCGTAAGGAGTGTATACTTTACCTTCTCCATCTACATTTTCCCATTTATGCACAGTTTTTACATGTGTAAAAGGGCCTTTTACTATTCCTGTACCCATCAGTACAGATTCAAATATAGAGTTACGCAGTGTAGTTACAGCGTTGGTGTTGGTAAGTTGATCGTGTATTACCTTTTCCATACGCAATGCAGCTTCCTGTGCAGGAGATATCTGTGGTTCTCCAACCCTAGCCTTACCCTCTGCTATTGGTGCATTTTCATACTTAGGGGCTAATCCTCCTAAATAATCTAAATTACCTTGAGTTGCTTCCATAGCACCCGGAGGCAGCTCTCTACCATCTCCTTTAAATCCGTAAGGGTCTGCTGGTGCAACTTGATCTAGAGGTGTCTGTAGATGAGCAAATTCTGCTATCCCTTCAGGTATAGGGGTAGACTCTACTGTCAACGGAAACTTTTTATTTGCAAACAATATGTCTACAATTTGTCCGTAAGCAGCAAGCACTTTTGTTTTGGTTATTTTTACAAATACTTTAGATTTTTCAGTGTTTGTATACTGGGTGCTAGAATCATAGATTCCTCTAAAGTTTTTATAGGCTTTTAACCATCTCTCTTCGTGTACAAGTCTACCATCCTCTGCTTCCCTTTGTCTTGCTTTAATAAATCCTACAAGACCGGGAGCATCCTCCGGCAGTTCTACAGATACGTCTGTCGGTTCACTCATTTATTAGCCTTCTGAGCCTTGATAGCCCTGCTTCTGTGTCTGTCCCATTATATAACCTGCCTGTCCCATATGTGTGTTTCCAGCGGGTTTTGGTGCAGCCACATTGTAGGAATTTAGGTCTGTAGAGCCTAGTAGCATCTGGTCTAAACCTTCTC